CTGCAGACTCAAAAGACTGAATAGCGCGGCTGTTAGCCATGTAGACCTTGTTAGCGGTCATAGCAGGGTCTACGATTACTGGCATTCCTAGAAGGTTGCCCGATAGTCCAGGGAGGTTAGCAGTTCCAACGTTGTTGATTCCCTGACCGTCTTGCAGAACTACTGGCCTGCCGTCAGAACCTACGATAGTCATTAGGAACTTGTAGCCCTCAGTAGAAGTGACAATAGCTTCAGGTCGTAGACCAGTTCCCTCAAAGATCTTAGAAGCGCCATCAGTGATACCACCGATTAGTGCCGCTAGAGTTCCTGCCGAGATGTCGAAGATTTTCCCGGTCATAACTAGGGCTTCAACGTGTGCAACGAACGCCGCGTTAGAAGCGTTTGCATAAGCAATAGTAAGCGCCTGAAATACGGTGTTTAGGTAATCAACAGTGGATCGCTCGATTGTCTGCTTAGAAAAGCTTGTGTAACCGCCGTAAGTCTTTACTGGCGCAGAAGTGTTGGCGATTGTCAAGTTACCAAAAGAAAGTGCCTCATTCTCTGGGTCTTGCTCTCCGACTACCAAAGTGTTAGCAGTTACTGAAGCGTACTCAACTGCAAGCCCAGTTCCCGGAAGTGCTGCTCTAGAGAAAGCAGATAGCGCCGGGCGGTTATTGTCGATTAGGTTGTTGATCTGACCAACAAAAGCGGCGGTTGTTACGGTGTTTGCGCTAGTAGAAGCTGTGCGAGCAAGCTCGATAGCTCCGGCGTCACCGATTAGAAGTTTCTTAGCAAACTCTCCTTGTGAGCGGATTTCTGAGCCTGCTACTTTAGGTGTTGCTGCTGTAAGTCCTGCTTCGACTACCCGGCGCAATTCAGCCATTTCGTCTTGCACAGAACGAACGTCTAGTTCAATGTTTTCTGACATAGATTTTCTTTCTTCTGTTTGGGTTTCGATAGCCTCAGAATCTTTCTGATCTTCTCTAACCTCGGTTATGTTTGCACCAGCGAAAGCCGGAAACGGAACTACGGAGACTTCTTTAAGGTCTACCAGTGTCCGAGTAATCAGTGAGCCATCTCTATCTTGTTCGATAGGCATGAAGCCAACTGAGAATTTATTAAGTACGCCATCACGCATTAGAGTTAGGATTTCTTCGCCTCGTAAGGTTGAACTTACTCTTGCAGTGATCTCATAGCCTGCTTCTGTTTCTCTGCCTGAGATAACTTTTCCAATAGGCTCATCGTGTCCGTAAAATAGTTTGACGTCTTCCACCGAGTCGATTGCGCCGGGAGCGAACCTTTCAGTTATGCCGCCGCCTATGTCTGCTTCCTGATTATAAGGAACAGCCAGCCCGGTAATAGTTCTTTCCTGAGCTTCATCTAGATTTAGGTCTGCTTCTCTAATTTCAATTTCAGGCATTTAGTCCTTCTCTTTCTCTGACTTCTTCTGCTGTAAGAATCCCAGCAGCGATAGCGGTTGAATAGTAGTTGTAACGAGTAGCAACGTCGGCGCGGAATAGGTGTTGATAGTCGAACTCGACCCTAGTGCCGCGAGGTAAGCAGTTGCTTAGCGCGTCTGTTATTGCGTCGGTGTAGCCCATTAGCGTATGACGGAAAAAGATAGCGTTTTCGTCTTGCAAGTTTGAATAAGTGTCCGAGCCGCCCGGCACTGTAGACAAAAGCAGCCTGGAAGGAATGCCGAATAGTCGAGCTATGTTTACCGTTGATTGCTCCACTGTGTCAGTAAATAGCGCCTCACGCGGAGATAAGGAGATTGCCTGATAATCGAACCCGTTGCCAAGAACTGCAATTTGTCTGTTCTGCTGCTTGTTGTGCCAATTGTCGGTAATCGTGTCGGCCTGATCTTTGTTTACCTGCTGCCCGGTCTTGAGAATACCAGTTGGAACGCCTGCTTGATTGAACCAGTTCTTCGCATAGTCGCGTAGGTCTAGCGCCGCCGAGATGTCTTTCCGACATGAGTAGATAGGGCTAACGCCTCGGAGGTCGCCGGACTTGCTAAAAAGCTTTAGCTGCTCCATCTCGTTTGCGCTGTAGCTAACTCCTTCGTAGCTGTAGTAAACACCCTGGGCTAAATCCTGATCGTTTACATAAGCGACAGATACCGCAGAAGCCGGAAGAAGGGTAAGGCTGTTTACTTGACCGTTACTCGAAAAGCTTTTGTGCCAGAATGCGTTACCTTCTAGCGCAAGACTTGTAACTGTCTGAAATAGAAAGTCGCGCCTGTTGCTATTTATGTCTGGCTTATTGACTAGAACCGGGCTTTCAATTCTGAAATCCATTCCAGTTGCGTAGCGATAAGTTTCGATTGGCATTTTAGAAATTGGAGTGGCTATGATCTGCACCGAGCGATAAACTGCCGTAAGGCTTAGGGCTGTATCTGCTGTAACCGTTGCATCTGAGCGCGTTGGAATAGTGGGCTGTTTAGCGCGCTTTTGCATAGGCGCGTTTGTGATTCTTTGCCATAGTGTAGCCATGCACCTATCCTAATTACATTAGTGTAATTTAGAATACACCGATTTGCGCGTGTTGGGCGCGCGAACTTACATACAAAGCGAAAATAGTCGCGAGTAAAGCATCTATCTCTCCGAGTGATTCTTTTCTAGAAATTAGCCAATTCTCTCCGGTGTACTTAGTCACTCCGTTAGGCGATTGCATAATTAGCAACGGGTCGTTGTTGTGTGTGACCATCTCAGTTGAAAATAGTGCATACACTGCCGAACAAGCTGCCGTAACTTCCTTAGTCCAAAGTTGCCAAGTTGGAATGCCTACGGACTTTAGCCGCTTGCCTATGTTAGTTAGCTGTCTATCGTCTAGCGCGATTGCTCTAGGCGCGTGTTCTGCGAATAGCTCCGTAAGGCGCGTAAAGATTTGGTCTTCAGTTGGGTTGACAAAAGTCTGAACTAGCTCCGTCTGCTGCTTGCCGTCTTTAGAGTTTGCAACTGCGATAGTAGCGTGTTCCCAGTTGCGACTAACATCTACTGCAAAAACTGCACCCTTCATTTCCTCGACACCTTGACCGCCTGCTTTTCTAAACACTGCACTAGGCAACCAACTAGCAGCAGAACCGCTAATGAATTGGTTTAGCCTGTAGCGCCTAGCTTCATGTTCTGGCAAAGTCTGCAAGTCGCTTATGACCTGGGCTAGTGGAATCCGCCCGGCTGCCACTGACGGGTTAGCTGCAAAGATTGCCTCAGGATCTGTCACCGGGGCATTCTCTTTAGCTTCCCAAAGAAAGAATCCGAACCGCTCTAGCTCTGGGTTACCTGATGCCGCTTTTCTGCCGGACTTGTAAAGATCTATAAGTGTTTCTGAGTTCTGATCGCCTGCTGTAGTTATGCCTAGCACTAATCCATCTCTGCGCTGAGACGTGCCGAACACTGCGGCGCTCCACATTCCGACCTTAGCCAGGTGGAGTTCGTCGAATAGACAAAGTGAGATAGGGATACCTTGAAGGGCTGATTCTTTAGCGGCTTTTACGTCATACCTGCCGCTGCCGTCTGCTGTGACGATGCCGCGCATCTCAGTAGCTTTCTTGAACCGCTTAGACAGAAACTTATTGTTCTGGATTACAAAGAGTACCCGAGAATAAATAATGCGCGCCTGATCTGAGGAACTGGCAAGCGATAGCACCTGAGCGCCTGAAGGCTGATGCACTAGTAACCCGTAAAGCCCCAAGATAGCCGCGAGTAAACTCTTGCCGTTTTGCCTGCCTAGACTAACTACCGCTTGCCTGTATCTAAGTCTGCCTGCAAGATCGGGATTTGGGTGTGTGTCTGGGTATCTTTCTAGAAGGTGTCGGAGAAGCCACTTCTGCCATTCGTCTAGCTCTAGCCCGTCTGGACTCTCCGGCGCTTTCCAGGCTATCGTTGCTAGCTCTATAAGTAAGTCACCGTCTGTTATGAAGTCCTCAGATAGCGGCTTAGTGTAGCTAGCTGGAAGCTGAAGCATTACCTAGTTAGCAGCTTCTCTAGTGGGTCTAATTCGTGCCTGTTGGCGTTGATCTGTGATTGCAGTTCCAAGATTGTTTTGCGTAGCTCCGCTGCTGTCGAGGTGTGTCCGGTTTCGTCGAAGGAAGCCGCTAGACGTAATGCCATTTCAGAGATTACTTTTTGTTCGATGGTCAATGTGAGGCTATCTAACCACTTGCTAAGTGTTTCGTGGATCATGCGTTGTACCTCCTCGGATAATTTAGCTATTCTGTCTTAACTTGTGGAGAAGCGTGGGATTGGCGCG